ATGATACTACTACCACTACTACTACAACTCTTAATCCTTTAGATGTACAACGCCAGGCTAACTTTGCATCATATGGTATATCAGAAACAGATGAAGAACAAGGTATTCGTGAAGAAGAAGAAGCTATTATTCAACAAGAAATTATCCAAATGGAAATACAGGAAGCTATTGAAGTTGAAGATAATATGGCTGAAACTGGTTACAACGAAACTAATGAAGAGCGTGCTGAAAGAGAAGCTCGTACCAATGTAACTTTAGTTATTGGTGATGAAGAAGTTACTTATACTGAGAAAGAACAGAATGATGGTACCATTGAAAGAGACCAGGAAAGAGCTAACAATGAAAATTTATATGGTTGTTATATTACTGACGCTGCTTTGGAACGCGGTGACTGTAATTTTACTGAAGAAATTATAGATGAAGAAATCGGAGAAGAGTTTTTTGAAGATGATGATATGGTACTCATTGTGGCAGATGAATATGAAAATGAAGAGTTTATTGAACTTACTGAAGAAGAATATGAAGAACTTGAAAAACAAATGGAGATTGATGCTAAGGCCCTTGAACTTACAGAGGAGATTGAAATATATGAATTTGAAACTGAAGAGGAAGCAAAAGAGTTTATCGAGACAATACTTCAAGTAGAAGAATACATTGAAGAACTTGATGTCTTTGAAGAAGAAGTAATTATAATTGAAGAAGATATAAATTTAATAGATATATTTATATCTAATGATTTATTTCCACCTAAAGAAGAAGATGTTTTAGAAGACTTAAAGGAAGTTCAAGATGAACTTATTGAAGAAGAAATTGAAGAAGAGATATTTGATGATGTCATTGAAATATTGGAAGACGAAGAACCTATTGAAGAAACTGTATTCGAAGTACTTGATATATTCAATGCAGAAAGTGGAGAAGAAGTTCTTTCTGAAGAGATGGTTGAAGAAGAAGTTGCAGAGTTAGAAGAAGTAATAGAAGAGATTATCGTTATTGATATACCTAAAGTTACTGAAGAAGAGTTAGAAGAATATACAGAAGAGGAGTTAGTTGAATATGAAGAAGCTAAAGAAGAAGCAATACAAGAGTTTGTCGAAGAGCTTACCGAAGAAGAAGTTGTTGAAGTCTTAGAAGAAGTTAATGACATTGGTGTACAGAATCTATCCGAAGCCACGCAGGAAACACAGGATGTAGTACAGGCTGTAGTTGAAGAAGCTATTGAAGAGATAGAAGAACTTACTGAAGAACAGGTAGAAGTTGTGGCTGAAGTACTACAAGTAGAAGCAGAAGATGTTGAGATTATTGCTGAAGCTGTTAAGGATGACGAGATAGTGGCTGAAGCAGTAGAAGAATATGTTGAGAGAGCTGTAGAAAATAAGGATGTAGAGAACTATACCCTTGCTGATGTTGTTACAGAGGTACAGTATGAGGAATTTTTAGAGAATCCAATAGAAACTTTTGTGGACTTTGATAATTTAGGAGAAATAACCCTTGATAATATAGGAGATGACATGAGTAGCGACCAGCGAGAAAAAGCTCAAGAAGTTGTAGTGCCAGTTATTTTGACTAGAATAGTTAGCATGGCTGCGTTTATAATGAGGAAATCATAATGCTTAAAAGAATATGGTCTTGGTTTATAGAGATAATTAAAGAAACTTTAAATCTTAGTTGGACTTTAGTAGGTTTAGTTATTGCTACGCTTACTCTTACTGGTTCAGCACAACAAATTACAGGTTTGGCTACTATAATTACTTTAGGTGTATGGTTATTAACTATAGGATTTAGAAAAGGCAAAAATGATAATAAAAAGTCAGCAAGTAGATAGCCAATGCTTGTCATATAAGAATGACAAAGGTACTCATGTTACAATTTGTAACTGCAAGTACCCTAAGAGATAAGGAGAAAAGATGGAAATTAAAGTAATAAGAACTCAGCTAGGAAAAGATGCGACCAATGGTCTCGTATTCATTGATAATTTGTTTGAGTGCTATTCTTTGGAAGACCAATACCAGGCACAAAAAGTAATGCACGAGACATGTATTCCTGAAGGTAAGTATGAAATTAAGCTAAGAACAGTAGGCGGTTTCAACGAACGCTATTCTAGGAAGTATCCGACAATGCACAGAGGCATGTTATGGATACAAGATGTACCAGGATTTGAATATATCTTAATTCACCAGGGGAATACCGACGATTCGAGCAGTGGTTGTTTGGTCGTAGGTGACACTCAACAAGATTTAGATGTTAGTAAAGACGGTTTTATAGGCAGTTCGGCAAATGCGTATAAGAAATTTTATCCTAAAGTATCAGGAGCTATATTAGCAGGGGAAAAAGTTACTATAGAATACAGCAAAATAGACTTAGATGGTAAGGAAATAAGCAATAAGTCTAGCTCAAATATGATTAATTCAGGTCAATTCTATGAAAAACTCCAAGAGATAAGTGGGGAGATTCAAGTACTTTCTGCTAAACTTGATGGAAAGGACATTATATAATGTTTGAAAAAATAAGAGCAAGAACATCTAAAGGTACATTCAAGAAGGATGTGGCGTGGACCCCTTGGAACGAAGCATGGAGTTATAAAATGAGTGAAGACTTAAAAGATATGATTGAGCGAACAGCTTGGACATTCATTGAGGCTTTCATTGGTGCCTTAACAGTTGCTCCTCTAGTTGGTGTAGACGCTGAAGTACTTCAGTTAGCTGCATTAGCTGGTGGTGGTGCTGCATTAGCAGTAGTTAAGACATACGCTAAAAAACAAATTTCTAAATAGTACTCATAGTTTAAACGAGGGCCTTCAACAGGGCTAAAGGAGGCGTTTATGCCTAAGAAGAAAAAGTATACTGGTGAACAACTAGGTAATAATTTCTACAAATCTGGTTGGCAGCCTGGGTACGATATTAATAAACAAACTGGTATGGGTGAGCTTACACATGTAGGTACTGACCCAGACTATCAGAGTAAGTATGATGAAATACTTAAAGAATGGGGATTCGACCCAAAGAAATACGAAATCGTAGGAACTGTTCGTGCATCATCTTGGAATACACAGCTTAAAGGTGGTCAAGTAGAAACTTTCTATGCTTTTAAAGGTATAGTTCAACAGAAAATTCCTGGACATGATAAGTATGTAAACGAGTTATTTAAACAAGCAAAGAAAAAAGCACCTATTGTAAAACAATACGATGCAGGAGATACAGCTTTTCTATGGTTGATGAGTGACTGGCAGTTGGGCAAAAAAGATTGGGGAGTTGAGAATACTATCAAAAGATATGACCAAGCATTAGCTGATGGTATTAATCATTTAAAGTTTCTTAAAAAAGTTGGTGTAAAAATTGATGAGATATACATGGTAGGATTAGGTGACCTTACAGAAAACTGTACTCCACATTTTTACGAATCTCAACCTCACAATGTTTCCTTAAACCTGATGGAGCAATATGCTCTAGCTAGGGCAATGATAATGAAAACAATAGATACCTTCCTTCCATATTCTCCATCCCTAACATTAAGTGGAGTGCCAGGAAATCATGGAGAAATGTCAAGAACAAGCAAGGGCCAAGTCAGTACATCTCGCCTCGATAATTCAGATACTATGCACATAGAGATTTGTGGTGAAATAATGAAAGCTAATCCTAAAAGGTATGGAAAAGTAGAAGTAAAAGTTCCTAAAGGTTTTCATCAGGTGTTAGATATTAAAGGTAAGACTGTTGCATTTACTCATGGCCACATGACAGGCGGTGGAGGTAGTAATCCAGAAGTAAAAATAGAAAACTGGTGGAAGGGTCAAATGTATGGTTGGTTGCCTGTAGGTGAGGCAGAGATATTAATAACTGCACATTACCACCATCCTCGATTTAAGCAACAAGGAGATAGGTCGTGGTTTCAGACAAGTTCTTTGGATAAAAGTATAGATTTTACTGAAAGAACAGGTCTATGGTCTCATCCATCTGTTACTACTTTAACTGTAAATGATAAGGGTTGGGATAACTACAAGCTGGTTTAAACAGGAAGTATTCTATACATTTTAGGTTTGCCTTCGAAATCTTTTTCTTCGTAGATACCTTCTTCTAAATCTCCAGAGACCCATAATTCTTTTAATTTTCTTGCAGAGTAATATACTGGTACAGCATTAGGATGTGCAAAATAATAAATACCAACCTTAACCTTTGAATATTTCTTTGCTCTTTTAGCTATCTCTTGTATCTTCATGTAGTCTGATTCTTTTAGCTTTAATGTTCCCTTTACTTCTATTAAATAGATATAACCTTTTGATACAACAGCGTAGTCTGGTATTAATAAGACATTAGTAATAAACCAGAATAAGGGTAGCTTACTTTCTTTAGGGTCTGTTCCTATCTTTAACCAGTCATGAAATTCAACCAAACCCCTGTCCTCTAAATACTGCTGCATGGTATCTTCCGCCATATCGCTGCCTTTATTTCTATCTTTAAAACTATCTGTATGTTTCATTAAAATGGCTCTTCCAATACTTCTTGTTTAAACTTAGGCTTACCTTCTCTAATTAATGCGTTGCAGGTAGCCCATTCCCATGAGTATGGGTTGTCTTCATGTATTTTTTTATATCGTTGGCCACAAAATACATTACCTTTGTTGTCATAATAGGTAATCTTATTACTTCCACATTCAGTAGGTAGCTTATGCTTTCTATCTGGCTCTGCTTTAATATCAAAATTATGTTCAGGAAATCTTTTTTTTAATTTCTCTTTTAATTTTTCTACCGCAAAAGAGTTACCTATTGGCTCTAAAGCCATTCTGTAGGGCAGTCTGTATCTCCCCAAGCTACCCAACCGCAACCATGTTTACCACCTGCAGGGTAATCATTACAAGACCAAGACGGAATACTTGCAAACTTCTTAGGGTCTTCTGGAGTACCGTCCTTTTTCTTTTGTCTATTATCTTCTATAAAGTCTGGCTTACCACATTCAGGGCAGTTCCTAGTATTATCTTTTACTTCGCCAAAAGTTTCTTCAACCAGTTCCTTAGTTTCTTCTAGCTTTTCTTTAGCTTTTACTTTTATTTCAACAATATCTATAAAAGAATCTTTTTGGTCATCAGACCAGTCGTTTAAACTGGTAGGAAAGTTCTGCTCATCAACTACTTTCTTGTAGATTTCATTCATGACCTTACTTCTTTCCTCATCGTTAGCAATAAATTGTTTTAAAGCAAGATTCAATTCCTTCTTTACATTGCTGCTTTTATCAGAGACCATTTCTTCAACTGTCTCTTCCATTTTTTCTTGTTCTTCTTTAGATATTTTAGCTGGAGGTTTTTTCTCTACCTTAACTTCAGGTTTAGGTTTTGGTTTATTATCTACAGATACAGATGCACTATATTCTTCCTCGCTCATATCCTGCTCCCACATATGAAGACCAATACCTAGTCTCATGCAACATCTTTTAAGTGCGTCTGACTCAGCATCTTTAATAAGTTCGCCTTCAGACTTCTTACCATTCTTAAACATGTTAATAGCCGAAGGCTCTACATCTCCACATGAAGTAACTGTTTTCTCTCCTTCAGGAGAATCTACAACTAATGTACATCTTGCTGATATAACATGTCCTTCAGCTCCTCGTATCACTTCTACTGTATCAAAACTTTTTAATAGTCCACTATCAACAAGTCTTCTTGTGTATATGTGATGAGGAACATAATCTCCAAAACCTTTAGGGTTTTTTTTAATTACACTCTTAGCAAAAGGTTTAGTTAATTCCTTCCACGCTTTTGTTTTGGTTGCCTTATCCATTATTCTCTCCTTGTTTGTTTATTAAAGCATAAACACTTTGCCTACTCATGCCTAATATTCTTCCTAATTCTATAGCAGACATGCCTCCTGCGTATGCTTGACCTACTATTTTTGTTCTTCTTTTTCTTAAAAAAGAAACCTCTTGTTCTTTTACATCTATATTTTCTCTAATGTTTAGAAGTTGTTTTGTGTAATAATCTTTGTCAAAAAATTTACCCATTATCTTCCTCTCTTTCCTCTATCTGTTTTCTAAGTTCTTTAATTCTTTCTTCTGTCAGTAAATCAATTACTAATTCTTTATTAGTTTTAAACTCTATCGGTTTAAACCGAATCCAATATTGTTTAATAGCCATTAGTCATCATCTTCTTCATCTCCAAACATTTCATAGAAACATCTAGGGTGAATCCCTGTCATTATTTGTTCTCTGTAATCTTTATCTATATAAGGAAACAAGTCTTGAACAAGCGGCCTTATATACCTTGATGTGTACTTCCAAGTAGTTGCATCTTTCTTCTTAACACGCACTTCTCCTGTAGTTTTACAATGAATACACCTAGGAGTAAAGAGCATAGTCCATTCATCTTTAGGTTTTGATAAGCCTAGAATCATTATTCTTCCTCTTCTGTAAGGTATTCATCTTCACAATCATCACAATAATTACCTTCCCAATCAACAAGTTCTTTAAAGTTTTCCTCTGTAAAGTGTTCGTTTATAACACTTTCTTTTGTGTAAAGAGTTTGTAATTCTTGTTGTACAAACTCTGCTATTAATTCATTATTCAAGTGACCAATATCAAAATTAAAATCAATTTCAAATTTCGCTACAACTTTATGATTACATTTCTCACTTAACCTTTGTTCTTGCTTAGGTGTTAGTTTAATTGTCATTACTCTTCTTCCTCCTCCTTGTTTAAACTGGTCTCTTCTTGCTGCATAGCTTGAAACATATTGTTATAGCAGAGTACAAATTCATCTATAAGAATGTTCATCTTTTGCATGTTTTTTTGGTTTAGCTTAATACTGGTCTGAGACACTTCTTGTCCTCCACAAGCATTCGCTAATGATATGGCCCACTTCTTTAAAAGTTTTGGCTCATTAAATATATTAGGTTTCTCTATAGGCTTAGCCATTATTCCTCCTTTATTGCACCTGTTAATACATAGTATTGGTGCAAGTCTTTCTGTTGTTTTTGATTTAATATCCCAACAACAAAATTGTATCTATCTAAATCGATTTGCTCTAATCTCTTATACTCCTTTAAATGTTTACGCAACGCATAGTTATCGGCCATAAGACCTGATACAATCCACGCAAACACTAGCCCTATTAATATATATACTTGCAATTTATTCCTCCTTGTATTCGTTTGTTCGTTTACTTATACTGTTTCGTACTCAGTAATTTTTACAATAAAAGATGACTTCATATCGTTGTCTTTAAGCTCCCTAACTTTTTTCAACGCATCATCTTTATTGTCAAATTCCCAAGTCATCTGTCCACCATAAACAGAAAGACTCGTTACCATGTACTTCATAGATTCTCCTATGTAAAGTTACCCTTTCATGTTACCACAACATTACATTAAGTTGGTATCTTTTTTAACTTTATTCCAACCTCCATATACGCAAGGAGCTTGTTTACAGCAATAACCACTACGCACACAGGGAAAATACGGAATGTCGTCTTCTTGTTTAAACCGCTATCATTATTTATAATATGGCCCCCTATGGTTAGCCATTTGCCAACCCTTAAATCTAAAATATCTTTGCAATGCTTGTTTATATGAATCTCCATATATTCTTTTGTATTGTTTAGGCACACTCCAATAAGTGAAATAAGTTGTATGTAAGAATGTAAACAATTTAGTTGGTTTAAAATTTCTATGCTTAGAGCATAAAGTATATGGAAAGTTTTGCTCAATAGCTATTAACACATGTAGGTAGCCGCCTTCACATTTTTCACACTTCATCATATTATCTATATAGGAGAAAACTTTTCTAAAATTGAGGAGCAAGTAGTGTTCAAATCAGGCCAATGAAAGTAACCTTGTTCGGAGTTCTCTTCCGACTCTATTCTAAATGCTTAAATTTAAAATGGTTTCTCCTGCCCCTTCCTTAATTTATTTTCTTTATAGATTCTTCTATAAAATGAATACTTTCCAAATGTTATATAGTTTATAAAATCTTCGACTCCTTGTTTAAACCGAGGTACTATTTTTAATTCGTGTTCCCAATCAACCTCTGCTGGTTGTTTGTAGCAGCGTAAACATATAACGCCATAATCGGTTGGAGAATCCCAAGCATGATAATCTCCTCCGCAGGTCATCTCGTCCACCTTAAAACCTATTGATATTAAAAATTTATTTAGCAATGAGACCTCCTAAAGTCATTCCTAGCATTATTAAAATTATGTACTGAAGTATTACCTCCATTATTCTTTCTCCTCTATCCATAAAAATAATTTAATAAATAACTTATCTAAAAATGTCCTATATTTTTTTGAATATATTTTTTGTAATAAAATATTTCTTACTTTAAGCATTTATTTATTCCTCTCTTTTTTTTCCTCTAATCTTTGTTTTACTAATTCAACTTGAATTGAATTTAGTTTTCTATCCAATTTTTTTATCTCATCATAAATTATTTGTAAGCTCATTATTTATTCCTTTTCTTCTGCTTGTTCTTTACTATCAGCATTAACAACAACTGACACTTCTCGTTCTATTTCTACTACAAATGACTTTGCACCTAATATCTCTTGCAATTCCTCTGTATGAACTTTTACTGTACGATATTCTTTAGCCATTATTTATTCCTCTCTTAATTACCAATTTTAGCTAACTCTAAAATTTCTTCCAGGTAGCTTTCTTGCAATTTACATTGAGCTTTAAATTTTCTAATTCTACGCTCATTATCACTTTTAGTCATATCCAATTTATTTTGAATATTTCTTATTAACCTTTCTTGCTTAGCATCTTTCATTGTTTATTCCTCCTTGTAAATCAACTATAACATATCTGTAATTAAAACCTGACACCCATAAATATAATTTACAGGTGTCGGTTTAAACAGGGTGCTAGAATTGTTTGATAACAATTCCTTTGCTATCCTCTATTTCTAATACTGTTGTATGTTCTCTTAACTTTTCTATTGTTGTTTTCTCATCGTAGCCATACATATCTTTTGTAAATGTTTTAGAATAATCAGCTAGACATTCCTCTAGTGAATCATATTCTGCCCATTCAACACAGATTGCAACAACATCAAGCTCAATATCTTCACCTGTTGAGTCAGTCATCTCTTCTAGGTAAAGATAGAGACATTCTAAGGCCCTTACTGAAAATTGCTCTGCAATCATCTCTGAGCGGCTTGTAAATTTACCGATAAACTGAGTTTGATTCAGGTGTTCGGTTTCGATTATCGCCATTGTTTTCTCCTTGTTTGTTTGTTACCCTAGCTTAACACATATTGTATTAAACTAGGGTAATTAATTATACTTTTTCTTTCTTTAAGTTCTTACTTATAGTGCTTATAGTTTCCTTAATCTCAAATTTTATTTTAAGATTGTCTTGCCCTTCGGTGTACATATACCAATCGATATATTGCATCATATCCGCAAGAGCGTCAACTCTGGCCTGAGCAGTTGAAACACTTTTAAATGCTCCAAATCCTGAGATTGTAACATCGCTTACGATTTCTCCTGCAAACCATTCTTTAGATTCTTTTCTAGTTAATGGGTGTTTGCCTAACATTTTTTCATTACTAATTTTAGTTTTTATCATGTTAGCTCTAGCCAATAGAGTAGAACATAAGTCAGCAAGTTCTTTTGCATACTCGACTGACTCTCTTTCAGTTAGCCAATCGATTTGCTCCTCTAATTTATTTTCATATTTATCTTTCATTTGTTTGTACCTCCTAGTACTTTTAATATTTATAACTTTTATAAATATTATTGAGGTCTCGGTTTAAACAAGACCTCTATAATATCTACTGATATAGATAAGTTGCTCCTGTATCATGGTTTACTGGTAATTGAGACCATACGCTGCTCGGCCCTTGACAGACTGGGCAGGTTATAGATGTTTTATAATAATCTATATATTTATAATCTCCCTTAATCTCTCCATTCTTATCGTAAATAGAGACATCTTTCTGAATAACTTCTCCATATTCATCTCTCTGTAGTTCTGAATTATTCAAAACAATCACAGATGACATTCTGAATATAGTTCCTAGGTCTTGCTTTTTACTCGCATCAGTTGACCCTGCACAAAAAGAATTATTACAAGCCAATTTAATCATTCTTGTAGTTTGTTTTTGTGAATGGTCATTATAAGCAACATGCGGATAAGTTCCATTATTTTCAAGCCAACCTTTAATTAGCATCAAAAAATCAGGAGTAGGAAGTGTAGCAGTAGGTATTCCTCCCAGTTTAAACACCTTCTTAGTAAGAGTAACAAATTTCCCATAATGCCCTGTAGTCTCTGGGAGAACTGCATGACATACTTCATGGGCTACAACATCAAGAACTCTTAAAGTATCTTTTAAAGTTCTATCTACTTCTATTACTCTTGCTTGACCTTCTGACCAGCTTTTAGGATAACAAATTCCGATTGCATGATTTCCAGATTTATTGTTAGTAACTCTTTTTCTACCAATAGTATCTGAAATATGAATCTGAACTCCTGCTCCTAGATTCTCAGCTGTTCCTATACCAGATGCAACTGCATAATCTATGCAGAACTTAGCAAAATCTTCAAGATATTTTTCTGCTTTCTTTTCTGATTTTCCTACATTCTTTTCAATGTCTTCAATTATCCAGTTAACATTCGGCCAACTTAACCCAGTTTTTGCTGGGAGCTGCGGCTGAATCTTTTCCTTAGTTTGTATCATTTTCTTCTCCATTTCCATTGTTTGTTTGTTGAGCTTAAAGCTCCTAGAAGATACCCTTTTGAATATCTTCCGAGAGATTTACTCCTCTTCTATGTTGTTTGCTTTCTTAAAGTTTTCTAAAGTCTTTAAGTTACCTTCCCAGTCTTCTATGAGAATGTTTGCACCTTTCTCAACAAGTTCTGTAATATCATCCATTTCTCTGTAATCTGCTTTAATAATTACAACATCATTTATAACCTGAGCTTTAGAACTTCCTCCTTTTATATCACCCTGAGCCATGCTTTCTGTAGCTAAGAATTTCATGTCTATATAGTCATAGTTGTAGGAATTTTCTATTGCCTCCTGCTTATTTTTGCCGAAGGAAATAAATTCCTGAGTCATTGTTCTAGTTACTTTATATGCTTTAGTCATTTTGATTTCTCCAATCTTGCTTGTTTTGTAATACAAGCCTAACACATATTTAGTTTAAACAGGGTATTTCTTTTTATTTTTTTTCCCAGTCTTTATTGGTTGAAGTTCTTTAGTTTATTGTTTAGGAGTTTAAACCTCGTATACCTCCCCAGAAGAATTTAAAAAAAGGTACATATGTTTTCATAATGTATTTATTTGGTAGTAGGTAGGCTTATATTTCTACAGATTCTTAAGTAATGAAAGGTAATTAATACTTGTTTAAACCATGATTAAATATGGGTAGGGTTAAATGTGAGGGGCCAACAACTTCGTTGTTAATCCCTTAAAGATATGCTGTTAAAGGGGTACTACATGTAGTGGTACAACATATAGTTAAGTACCCTGTACCTACTATATATAGTATGTATTATATACTTTCTTTTGAGAGGGAGTCTTTTTGTATATAACAGGCTATTAATGCAGGTTAGGCTTGATTTATACTCTTCCTGAACTTCTTGGGTACTACCTTTGTGTTTCGCCTTTATACTCTAAGTATCAGTAGCTTTTGTACGCCTGATGTCCTCTTTACCTGTTTGTCCTTACTAGGTATAAATATTTGTTTCTTCTTGTAGCCTAGCATACAAATATACTAAGACAAAATTTTAGAAAAATGGGGGCCTTGACAGGGTGTGAGCGAAAGGAGGAAACTCTCACAAATAAGACCCCTATATAAATATAGTATGTTAATATTAAGGATGATGGGTTCAACCCATTTTCATACAGTCCTCCAGGATTGTTTGTTTGTTTGTACTAGGAGAAGGAAAGTTTTACAGCCCTTTGTAAACTCTTCGGAGTACCATAACTTTTCTTTAGGGGTGACTGGCAACAGCTACCCCTACCTAGACAAGATTCTCAAAAAAAAAATTTTTTTTACACCAGCTATAACTCGAGTATGTATATATTTATAGAAGTACATTTTAAGCGGTAGAATAAACGCTGAGTAGCTTTGTACAAAGGATTGAGAATGGTTGATAAACCAATTTTGACCGAGGCACAAGTTGTTGGCTTTGTGAGTGACTTTTAGATTGCAATGTGTAAGCTAGGAAGTAACACCGAATGCAGACGGATAGTGGGGCCAACCACTAAGGGAATGTATAGAAAGCGGCAGGAATGCCGCTTTTGTTTTTCTAAAAAAAAATTATTTTTTTACTACTTATAACTCGAGTATATGTATATTGAAAGTGTTAGTACTTCTACAAAAGAACTGACACCATTTTCTTTAAATAATAAGAAAATAGATACGGTGAGCAAGTAGGTTCAAGTCTTAGACTTTTAATTCGCACTTGCACTCCGTAGACAAAAGGAAGTGGCTTGTGCTAGGAAAGATAGTTCAATTAGCTCATAATTGACTCCTTTATTAGTCTCACCTACTACTAGCCACAACCTTAGTCAGGGCATTTTTTCTGCTTAACGATTGCCGCTCCACGGAGTAAGATTTTTTATAATCATCTAGTATGATAAAAAAATGAACAACTTAATAAAAAATTGTGGTTCATGTGGAAAACCCCTAGAGTTCTTCCGCACATTTAAAAAGTGTGTTAATCTTGGTTGTGTAAATTACAATAAACATATTAGGAGATACGATGCCGTACACAAAAAGCGGAAAGAAAAAAAGATACCCAAGCAAAAGAATAAAAACAACAAAATAGAATGAAATTTTATTATGGAGTGGACATACTCAAAGTCGTGGATGGTGACACAGTAGATGTTAAAATTGATTTGGGTTTTGATGTGTGGCATAAATGTCGTGTACGACTTATGGGTATTAATGCTCCTGAATCACGAACAAGAGATAAAGAAGAGAAGGTCAGAGGGTTGGCTGCAAAAGAATGGTTATCTAAAGAATTTTATGATGCAGTAGACCCTATTGAATTAAAATCACACGGTAAAGGTAAGTTCGGAAGAATACTAGGAGAGTTTTTTATTAACGGAAAAAATATAAATCAATTAATGGTAGACAATGGTCATGCAGTGGAGTACTTCGGTGGAAAAAGATGAAAGAAAAAAAACTGTGTTACGCAGGAGGATGTCACAGACCATTACCTAAAGGTCGTTCAAAATTTTGTAGTACTAGATGTGCTAACAGAATTGCAATGCAAAAAAAGAGAGCAAAAAAAGCAGGAATTGAATGGACACAAGAAGATGATAAATTAGAAATTCCTTCTCAAAAAACAAATGTTCAATCCAGAAGAGGAAAAGTATATAACGATATTGTTGAATCTGGTTTAGCAGAAGAAATTAAAAACAAAAAGAATACTTTATCTGGTGTTGCTGAAATACTTGGTACAACTGTTGGGGCTGTCTCAATGGCTTTTGCTGCTTACATGGAAGACCTACAAACAAAAGAAGCTGCAGAAAAATGGTCTTTACCGCAGGTTGCTGAAAAAACATTAGAAGAGTTTTCTGATTTTAGAGATAGGTATTTTCAAACAGAAACAGGTGAAGCATACGAAACACCAGAATTTCATATCAAGTGGATTAATTCAATTTTAGAAGCTATAGAAAAAGGTGAACAACAAATGATATTGTCTCCACCTAGACATGGTAAAACTGATTTGTTAATTCATTTTGTTATATGGCTTATATGCAAGAATCCTAACATAAGAATTTTATGGGTAGGTGGTAACGAAGACATATCTAAAAATGCAGTTAACTCAGTTATTGACCAACTAGAAAATAATGAATTATTAATAGAAGAGATATGTGGACCAGGCCCTAAATTTAAACCAACTAGCAGAACAGGTAAGGCATGGTCGCAAGGTGGATTTACTGTAGGTACACGAACAGTAACTGGTATTAAATCTCCAACAATGGTAGGTATAGGTAGAGGTGGTAAAATTCTATCAAGAGACTGTGACATAATTATTGCAGATGACATTGAAGACCACAGTTCTACTATGCAACCATCAACAAGAGAAAATACAAGAAACTGGTGGACTACAACTCTTTCATCAAGAAAAGAGGAACATACAGCTATGGTAGTTATTGGTTCAAGACAGCACTATGACGATTTATATTCACATCTTTTAGAGAATGAATCTTGGAAAACTATTGTAGAAGAAGCACATGATGTTTCATGTACTTTACCTGATTGGAATGAAAACGAACATGAAGAATGTATGTTGTGGGGTTCTAAAAGAACTTATAGATGGTTAATGGATAGAAAAAGAGCTGCAGAAACTACAGGTGGTAGAGCTATATACGAAATGGTTTATCTTAATGTTGCTATGCCTGATGGACTTGCTTTGTTTAAACGAGAAGAGATAGAAGAATGTCGAGACCAAAAAAGAGATATTGGTCACATACCTAGAGGAGTAAGGCTTATTGCAGGATTAGACCCTGCTTCTACAGGGTATCAAGCAGCATTTCTTTGGGGTTTTGATGTAGAAACTTCAAAATTATACATGATTGATATGAACAACTCTTTAGGCGGAGGAATACCTCAAGCATTAGAAGTTATTAAAGATTGGTGGAAAAAATATAATTGTAGTCACTGGGTAATTGAAGAAAACGGTTTTCAAAAAGCTATTAGGCAGGATGTTTCTATTAGAGAGTTTACATCATCTCATGGTGTGTTTTTGGAAGGACATGAAACTAGGAATCAAAAGTTTGACCCTATTTTTGGTGTGACGGCTATAAGGCCTATGTTCCAAGAAAAGAAAATAAATTTGCCATATCTTAGTCTTGAAGCTCAAGAAAAGGTAAACTTATATACAAGTCAGTTAGTGTATTTCAGTTCTGCTCGAAATAAGAGTAAATCTGTAGGTACTAAAACTGATATTGTAATGGCTAGTTGGTTTCCTATGAGGTCAATTAGAAGAATGCAAAAGGAACGGTTTGCAGAACTAGGGCATGATTATAACCCTAGCTTTTCAAACTATGAACCTAGTAGTATGGATATAGATACATGGAGATAAAGTGCCTTTAAATAACGATGAACTGTATAAGAGAATAAATTATCTTAGAAACATCAATAAAGAACAGCTTGTAGATAAAGCAAGAATTAGAGATATTATGAATGGTGGAGCAGACGCAGTTACTGCTTTGCTTGGAAAAGGTGTCAATATAGAATACCATGAACTTCCTGCACCTAACTTGTTTTTAACTGCTTTAGAAAGATTTTCACAAAAACTAGGAAGAAGTCCAGATTTAAAAATTGATATTATTAATGATAAAGATTCTGATAGAGCTAGAAAGAAAGCAGAAAAGCTAGAAAGAATTGTAACTGCTTATGATGGTTTTCAAAAATTAGACAGACAATTACCACAAGTAGGTAGATGGCTACCTGGTTATGGATTTGTTGTATGGGTAATTAAACATAAAAAAGATAAAGATGGAAACCCTTATCCTTATGCTCAGTTAAGAGACCCTTTTCAATGTTACCCAGGTGTTTTTGGAAATGACCAACAACCTCAAGAACTTGCAATAATACAAAGAGTTCCACATGATATGTTAGTTCAACAATACCCTGAAGCTAAAAAATGGATATATTCAACTGAAGAAAGCGAAGACCCATTAGCAAATGTATCTTTTGGTGAAAATTCTGAAAACTGGGCTAACTCATCAGGTAAAGGAAAATTAGTTGTTGAGTACATGAATGAAGATGGAACTTATGTATATCTTCCTGAAAATAAAAAAACAATAGATTTTATGGAAAACCCACTTAAGTCAGGACCTTGTTTTGTTGTTGCTAAACGATATTCTTTTGACCAACTTCAAAGTCAGTTTCAACACATTACAGGCCTTATGGCTAACATGGCAAAAATTAATATTCTTGGAACTATTGCTATGGAAGATGCAGTATTTACAGAAACCAATATTGTTGGTGAGATAGAATCAGGAAAATACAGAAAAGGTAGATTTGCTGTAAACTATTTAGCTCCAGGTTCTTCAGTTAATAAACCTGTTAACAATCTTCCTTATCAATTATTTCAACAAGTAGATAGATTAGAAAGACATTTAAGACTTGGTGCTTCTTATCCAGTATCAGATGATGGACAATCTCCAAACAGTTTTGTTACTGGTAGAGGATTAGAAGAATTAGGTCAGTCTGCATCTTTGCATGTAAGAGAATATCAAGGTGTATTAGCAGACGCATTACAAGAATTAGATTCTAAAAGACTTGAATATGATGAAACAATGTTTTCTAATAAAAGAAAACCAATAGCAGGAATGCACAGAGGCACTGCATACAAAGAAGCATATACACCTAAAACAGATATATCTGAAATGTATAAAACAAGAAGAGTTTATGGAGTAATGGCAGGGTTCGATGAGCCGCAAAAGATAATAACAGGGCTGCAGTTGAAGCAGCAAGGTATTATTGATACTCAGACATTACAAGAAAACATGGATGGGTTAGAAAACATTACAGTTATTCAACAAAGAGTTAATAAAGAAAAAGCTGAAACTGTTTTATTTGAATCTTTAATGGCACAAGCTGCACAAGGAAATCCACAAGCAACTATGGCTGCTATAGAAATAAGAAAAAATCCTCAGAACATGTCTGAAATTTTAGATAAGTTTTATACACCAGAAGAGCCTGAGATGTCTCCAGAAGAAGCTGCGTTATTGCAACAACAACCACAACAACAATTTCCAGGTCAAGGACCAGTTGATATTGGACAGGTTTTAGGAGCAATAGGTCAAGGCGGAGGTCCTGGTGGGGGATAATACTGATACATTATTTTGGGATATAGTAAATCAAGAAGACTGGCCAGAAGAGTTTATTGACAATACACTTCCTTTTCTTGCAGAAGGAGTAACTAATCAACTTCCAATAACAAATGTATTATTTCCAACTCCTGTGCCTGGAGTTTTTATATCATACAGTGTTAGTTATGAAGTAATTCAACCAGACGAAGGAGAAGAATATCATGGGTAGAGCTAGTAAACAAGGCAGAGCATTTGACGAAGCAACTGATATGACTGGTAGTGGAGCTTATGCAGATATTGTTGTACCACCACAAGCAGAAGGTGATTCATTAGGTCAAACAAAAAATCTACAAACACAAGTAGACGCTGTTAAATCTACTATGGGTCCAGAAGGAATGGTTCCTGCATCTCTTGCTCAGAATGCAATAACATCACCAGTAAATATTGGTGGAGCAACTGATAGAATGCTAGAACCTATTACTACAGGAGTACCTATTGGTGCAGGTTCTAACGGAACAATGCCTTTGCAGACAAATACATTACATAATTTTTTATTAAATGCTAAACAATTAACACAGGACCCAGTATTTGATGAACTTCTTTCAGGAATGTTTGAAGAAGAAGAACAAATAATGGAAGATAACCCACAAGATTTCTTTGGTCTCTAATGGTAGATTGGCGAGGAATGTTCCAACCTCCTCCAGAAGTTGAGGATTTTTTAGGACAAGAAACAGAAGCTAACTTAAGAGAGATAGAGTATTTTAAAAATACTGTTACTCCAGATGTTGCTGAAAGAGTTGGCGGTTTATTAAATAACTATCCAAACATGAATCCTAAAATTGGTATGTATGCAGGAATGATGGGTGTTGAACCAGATAGCCCCTTAGCGTTTAAACTAGCACAAAGAAATCACGATGCTTTTGTAGAACAAAATGTAAAAAGATTTAAAGAAATATCTCGTGCTAAAAGAGCTTCGCAGCTTGGACTTCTAATGTTAGATTTAGGATTTCAACCAGTATCAAGAAACTTTAAGTCAACTGTTGTTGCAGCACAAGAAACTGGATTAAATGTTCCTACTGCTGTTTCAGGTAACTTTTCATTAGGACTAGCAACAGGTCTTGCTTCATGGATTCCAGGTGTAGATGGAGAAAAAGCTGCAGATAGAATTAGAAAATCAATCTATGGACAAGAATTTGCAGATAAATATAAAGAAGCAAAAGATGCTTATGGACCTGCAGAGTTTAATTTAGCTTACGATGAATGGAAAAAAGGAAAACCAGTTAACTTAGGAACAGGTTGGTTCCCAGAATCTACAAAATTACAAGAAACACAAAAGTATAGAGATTTAAGAAGACAAGGGTTTTCTGAAGAAGGTGCTTACAGAGAAGCTGAATTAGAGTATGGAACTCCAATAACAGAAGTTTTTGAAGAAAAAGAAAATCAATTTAAAGCTAATACAAGAAAAGCAGGAAAAGTTGACATATCTCCAGGTAGATATGTTGCAGGTCAGTTTTTTACAAAAGATGATTTAGGATATGCTGTTGGTTCTGCTGCTTTAGATGGAGTTTTCAGAATATTTGCTGACCCAGTTAACTTAGGTTTAGGTTATATGAGTGGTGCCAAAATAGGTTTAAGGTCACTTGTTACTGCAAATGAACAAGCATTATTTAAAACAGGTAAGGCTTTAGCTGAAGAATCTAAAAACTTACCACTTCTTCCAAGGCTATATAAAACTATTGCAGGAGGAAAACAAACATTACCTAATGGCGAAGTAATTCAAATGTCTGCTAAAGAAGCAAGAAGACTTCAGTATGGTAGAACAACAGAACAAGTATTAACAACTAAAAGAGGACAAAAATTTCTTCAAGCTATGGCTGATGCTCAAGGTGAAATTGGTTTAGCGGTTTTAATGGATATACCTCAATTTAAAAACCTTGACCCTAGAATATTACGATTACTTTCAGCTATTGACAATGTAGATGATATGCAAAAAGTTTTAGTTTCTTTAATGAACCAAGGTAATTTATCTAAATTAACCCCTGCTTTAAGACTGAGATTTGGAATAACAGATGAAGTTATTCAAGCAATAGATGAAGGTGGTGCAGCAGGAATGTCTTTACCTATGAAAGCCAATTTGATTCCTGAAGTATCAAATGCTATTGCAAAAAAAATTACAGGTGAATATACAGATATTGCACCAATAAGAAAAACTGTTGCTAAAGGTAGAGCCGCTTTAAGTGAAGCGTTGCCAGGAGATATTTTTAATGTTCAAGACGATGTTTTTAATGGAGTTCTAAATGTTTTTGGAGAGTTAAGAAATTCACTTCCTTATAGGATGAGAAAATATTTTGATTTAGCTCCAGGAAAATATGTATCTATAAAAAATGTTGGAGTTGCTTCAAGAAACTTAGATGGAATTATGAAATCAGGTAGGTTGTCTTTAGAACAAAGAGGAACAAGAATAAAAGAAATGTTAGATGCAGAAAGCCAAGATGAAATAGGTGAAGTTGTTAGAAATGTCTACAACGATGTTATTCCTGAAATACAAAGAAAAAATCCAGATTTAGATATAGAAGACATACAAGAAGTAATGACATTTCTTGCTGATGAATCTATGGGTATTAAACAATACTTTGTTACAGAAAAAGGTACACCTATGGCATTTCCAGGAACAAAGATGAGAAAAATTACTACTAAAGATGGTAAAGATTATTATGAAGCTACGCCAACTGCTCAAATGATTTCAGAGATGGTAGATACTTATACACCACTTATTGATTATCTTGAATTAGAAAAAGCATTTCCTTTACTTAGAAAATTAATTGGTACTAAAGATGGTTCTATACGAAAATATATTGATGCAGATACTGTAGGACCAACAAATAAAATGTTAAAAAGATTGGGATTACAAAAAACAGCTTTTAAGACAAACCCTAGAACAGGTAAACCTAGTATCGGTGGTGGAGGTAAAGCTGCAACACTAGATATGATATATCAAGATTATTTAATTCAAAGAGTTTTAAAACCTATTTGGATGCTTAGGGGTGCTTTAACTACAAGAGTAGCACCAGAGGAAGCGTTAAGAATTATGATGTCTGGTTCTCGTATTGGTTTAAATCATCCATTTCATTATTTTGCAATGAAATTTTCAGCAGGAACACAACTAGAATTACAAAATACTTCAGGAGATGTTTTATGGAGTACAAGAATATTAAAAAAAGAAAAAGAATTTTTAGAAGAAATACTTGGTTCTGAATTTGTTAATGCAGCAAAAGCTGATTATAGAGCAATAGAAAAAATAATGAAACACACCAAAATAGGTGTTAATACCGAAGGAATGACTAGCGATGATTTTGTTGCTTGGGTATTAAAAGAAGGTGGAGATGGTAGAGATTTTATATTTGATTCTTATCAAAAGCTAAATATTAAACCTTTAAAAGTAAATAAAGGAACAGTTCGTCTTGGAGATGAATTGTTAGATGCTGTTGTTAACAGCTCAAAAGGTGGAACATACAACATTAATAAAGGTACTTTAGAAACAGAAATGTTTGCTTCTGTTAGCCCTTATCAAAGACTTTCAGAAACAATAGATGCTGATGTTATTGGAAATGTAGCAGCAGATTCAGAACCAGAAGCTATATGGAAATTAATAAATAGTTACTTAGATACAGATACAGCAGCAGGTGCTGAAAGATTAAAATATTTAAGAAAAGAAAATCATGCTTTAGGGTGGAGAATGGTAGATGGTAACTTACAACTTGATGTTTCTGTTTCTATTCCAAAATTAGATGAATCAGCATCAGTCTTAGATATAGAAAAAGCATTTGTAGCAACAGCTATGTTAGGAATAAAAGGATTACAAAAGAGTGCTTTTTTACCTAAAGAGACTTTAAGAATAATGGCTGTAAAAAATATATTAGAATCTGATAAATTAAGATATTGGCATGATGCAATAGAAGAGGTTCTTGACCCAACTACAGGTGATATTGCAATGGGCTTTATGAAATTTATTAATCCTGATTCTCCAAGATTTGCTAAAAATCCAAATAGATTAGTTGATTTAGATGATGTAGTTAATCAAAAAATATTAAACGCTTTATACGATACAAACTTTGATGTAGCTAAAGCAGTTAGAAGAAAGAAAAGAGGGATTATGAATGCTGCTCCTAATGGTTCGTGGTTACCTCTTACTGAAAGTTATATTACAGCTATGGCAACAAAAGCTATGAAAAACTTTTTTCAACCAGAGTTCAGAAATCAATATAAAGGTATTTATAAACAACATGCAAAAATTGTAAACGGTAAACTTGAAGAAGATTATGTAAGAACATTTGTACATCAGATGATGTTACAATTTAATAATCCTATATCAATAAAGTTAGCTAATGATGGTGTAGACGAAACATTAAGATATTTACTTAAAAATCCAGAAGGAAAAGAACTACTTAAGCGTTCAATAGATATGGCTGATGTTCGTGGCCAAAAACAAAAGCAAGAATTATACGACCCTATAAATTTAAGAAATAATTTAGAAGCTCTTAATTACAGAATGACAAAATTAATTGGTGGAGAAGTAAAAATTAAAAATCCATTAAACGGTGAAGCTGTTTCTGAAGAATGGGCAACAAAAATAAGACATACTGGTACTGCAAAAATGTACCCTTTGTATGAAGCTGATTTAAATACTGGTTCTAAAATGGGTCAAAAGTTATTAAAAAGTGGTGGTTTTTACAATGGTAAAGATTACGCAGAAGCATGGCAAATAGCTTTAGCAAATAGTGGTAAAGGTGCTTTAGCACAATCAACAAGATTAAAAAGATTTTACAAAGACTTCTGGAATTTAGTATCTCCAGATATGAAGATGTTTCCTGATTCACTTCCAGGTTCTTATTCTTTTTTAGATGATATAGCAGATTACTCAACAGGAACAAAAGGTTTAGAGTTAGCTCTAGCAAAATATGATAAGATGTTGGAATTTAAATATAATTTATTTTTAACAAAACCTTCTGACATTATGAATAGAGACCCATTGTATAGGTACAGTTTGTATGAACATGGGTTAGAAGCATTAGGATTGTTTGATGAAAAAACTGCTTCAGAATGGATAAGAGGAGCTGAACAACAATTAAGAGGTTCAAAATTTGGTGAAGATGTTTTAGCAGAATATAGAACTGTATTTAACAAATTTAAACAGATTGGATTTGAAGAACAAATAACAAGTATGGACCAAGCTATGGGTATATTACAGAAGAAAGCAGCAGCTACTGTAATGGACTTATTGTATTCAACATCACAAAGACATGTATTTTCAGACATACTTTCTAGTTATGTACCATTTCCAGAAATTGGAGCAGAGGTTTGGAAAACTTGGGGTGGATTATTTGGGCAAGGGCCAGGTAAATTTAATAGAGCAAGAGTAGCTTTTGATGCTGCTGAAGAAGGTAAGCCTTATGATGCAAGTATGGGTTATTTCTTTAGAGACCCAGTTTCAGGAAAAAGAATGTTTTCTTATCCTGACCCTATGGGAGTTATACAAAAAGGATGGTTTGGAGAAGATTTAAGAGACGAAGGCATAAGAGTAAGACCTGCAGGTTTTCTTGGTGCATTAAACCTTGTAACTGCAAATGGTCTTTTACCTAGTGTTGGACCTAAAGTTACTTGGACATTAGAGTTTTTTGATAGAGTTATTGGAAATTTGCCTTATGCTGTAAAAACATTGTTCTTAGGAGACTTTAGAACAAATGTTACAGATATAGAAGAATTTGGATTACAGTTTATAAAACCATCTCATAGAAAATTCTTTACTCAAGAAAGATTTACAGAAAATAGTACAGAATATTTTGACCAACAATATGCTAGTTCAGTTATAGATACTTTATCTGTTATGTACTCAAAAGGATTAATAGACCCAACTGACCCTGAAACAGCAGATGCTGAGTTTGAAAAATTTGCTGAAGCAGCTAATAACCAATGGTTAATAAGAGGATTAGTTCAATGGACAGCCCCAACAGGAATACAACCAAGAATAGAATTAGAAGATAAAGATGGTAATTGGTGGTTTGTTCAGACATTAGCACAAGAGTACGACAGAATGTTAATTGAAAATAATTATGATTATATGGTTACTACAGATGAATTTATAGATAGATTTGATATTAATCCTATTCCATTAAAATTAGGAAAATATAAACCAGGGTTAAGAACACCTAAAACAGAAGGTGCTGTTGAATATTGGTTAAAACCAGAAAATAGAGAAGTAATGAAACAAGCACCTAGAACAGCTTACTTTACAAGACCAGACACTATTGATGATAGATGGGTTTGGTCTGATATATTTAATAACGCAAGAGAATATTATGATGAAAAAGATTGGGATTTATTAGCAAGACAAACTTTAATAGAAAGAGAACTTCAAAAAGAAAAAGAAAGATTATTAAAGATTGCAGATAAAAGTGAGACTGATAAATATACAACAAAATGGGCTAATGCTAACTATGCGTTATTTAGAGCAGACTTAGAAAAGAAAAGTGGTATTGTTGCATTTGGACCTTTAGGTATTGGAGAAGTTGCATCTGACCCTAAAATGAATATTTTAGAACTATATGATTGGAAAAATATTGAACAATTAAGAAACTCTCCAGAATATGAACCATTAAGTATATATCTTAGAGAAAGAGATAAAGCAATAGATGTTTTGATAAATGGTGGTAAATGGAGAGGCGGTAATTTTAATCCTACTGCTCCAACTATTTATCCATTAGATAGTACAAGTGATAGAGCAAGTTGGGTTAGAGAACAATTAAAACAATTAGGAATGGAGCTTGTTGAAGAGTATGGAGATACCTACTGGAATCAATTATTTTATGCTATTCTTTACAGAGAGGTTGACAATACTAGGAAATAATAATGGGATATAAAACACACGATGATATTAGTAGTTTTTTAAATGAATTATTTGGTACTTCATCAATTCCTGCTGTCGCAGGTGAAGGAAACAGGTTTAAGCCTGGTGATGATGAATGGAATATACCTAAAACATATTCAATAAATGATTTAATAGCAACACCATTAGTAGATTCATTATCAAGTTTAAAAGACCTTAAAGAATTTAAAGATACATCCAATACAGATTTATTAGTATTAAAAAATTTAATAACAAAATTAAATTATGAATTAAATTCATTATCAAACCCTATTAAGTTAGATGAACAACTTGTATTATTTAGTGGTACTAATGTATTAATTGATAACAAAATATTTGGTGACGATGACTACAAAGATTTAAATCAAGAAAGACAAGATTCTTTATCAATTATACAAGAAGACCTTACTCAAGATGCTATAGATTATTTCCAGTTAGAAGGTGGAGACCCAGGTTATGGTTGGGATGATACTGGAACAAAAGCAACAACTTCTAATGCTTTGACTTTAGGTGGAAATTATTATGACAGAGATGGATATTACGCAGATAGAGAAGGTAATAGATTAGAAGGAGATGTTAAAGCACCTTTTTTAAGAAACGATGGAACAAGATTGTTTCAAGGTAGAGATGATTTATTTGAAATACAACAGATGATTGTTGAAGCAGGAGGACCTGCTCCTAAAAGATTAGGTTATTGGGATGAAGGTTTAGCTGATTATATGGAAAAAGTATTAGCTTATGCTAATGACTCAAGAAGTTGGGAATATGATTTAGAACAAGGACATGTAGATGTTGGTCAGCAATGGCGTTCAGCATTAGGAGAATTTAAAACTCAAAATGATTCTGGAACACAGTTAGCAGAAATATTATCTCTTCAAGGTTACGCTACTCTTGGGCAACCAGGACCTTTGGAATCTGAGAAAAAACAAGCACTTGATGATTTATATGCTAGTTATGGTTTAGTTGCAGATGCTTCAATGTATCAAGCGGATGGTGCTTACTTTACTGATATTTCTAATACTGCAGCTCAAAGACAAAGCGAAATAGAATCTGGTGGAAACTATCTTAAAGAACTTATACTTGGAACAAAACAATTTGAATCTGTTCCTGAAGAAGGGGAAGAAGGTTTTATAGAGTATCAACAAGCAAAGCATGATGGAAGAGTATATGAAGATAACACAGGAGTATATATTGTTCCACCTGCTAGTACTATTGAAGAACAAATAGGAATGAAAGACCCAATAGATGTTCCAGGAACTATGAATAATTATTTCAAAGAAAGATATGGAAAAAGAATTGGTGCAGTAGAAGATAGAGAAACAGCTAGAGAAAATGCAAAGTTATTTACTAGAAACTATATAACATTATCTAACGCAGGAAGGAATGCCTAATGGAACCAGAATCATACACAACGCAAGAAGTTATTGAAGCATTACAAAGCGTAGGAATAGCAGAAGAAGTAATAGAGTATGTTGTTCCTATCTTAGGTTATGAATCAAGAGAAGACGGTGTTGCTTTTACTAGAAATGCCAAAGATGAATTATCAGATTCTTGGGGAATAGCACAAGCACATATTGCTAAAAATGCAATGGCTCCTGCTGTTTACAGAGCAATGGTAGAACTAGGAGTAAAAATACCTAGAGTATCTAAAGAACAAGATAAACAATTAATGAGTAATATTGCTCCAGAAACAGGAAGCGATAGAAGATATTTTACACCTACACAAAGAACAGTTGTTGTAGATTGGTTTAAAGAGACAGCTTCTGTTGATGACCAAATGCTTGTATTTAAATATATGGTTGAACAAAAAATACAAGAAGGTGCTGAAGATGAATTAGTAGCTATAGATTTGTTATATCCTTTAACTGTTAGTAAGTTTAATGACCCAAGTAATATTGACGCACAAGAGTTTAAACAGCTTATTGAAAGTGAAATGAATGTAGAAACTACTCCACCTCCAGTTGAACAAGACATAGAAATAGGAGAACCTGGTGAACCTACAACAGTTGTAGAAGAAGAAGAAGATACTGACAGAGGTGTTCCTATGCCTTCATCAACACCAGATGGTAGAGTTATTAATCAAGAAACAGGAAGATATACAGGAGAAGAGATATTACCACATTCTGGTAGAATAGTTTCAGGACAACATGCTGCTAAGTATTTACATACTTTAGATAGGCTTACTAGGTTTGATGAACCAGAAGAAATAGAAATGAAAACACCTATAGAAAAAGCAAGTGTATTGTTGGATGACGCTATTAGTTTTTTAAGAGGAGATAGATAAATGCCAGAAATTCCAACAGAATTTATAGAAAACCCTGACAATATTGACCCTTATATAATTTATCGTAAAGCTCGTGAGTTAGGTATTTTTTATCCTGATTTACTTGAGGCACAATTAAAATACTTATATCCAACAAAAATAAAATAACCTCATGTCAAACTGGGGTCATTTTGTAGAAAATCAAGAATATCTAAAACTATTTTATAAAGCAATAGGTTCTGATTTAAAAGAATTAAGAAAACTATTAATTAATTTAATGTTAAGAAATCCTGCTACTCATGCTAATTTGACTCCTATAGTAAAAAATCATATTGAAGTAAGACTTCAACAGTTACCACTAGAACAACAAAAAGCAATATTAGTAACATTTTATAAAGATGCTGGTTTAAACAAAGATATAATATGGAGAGAATATTCTATTAAAACAGGACTTTCGCCAGACTCTGTTTCTTTCAATGTAGCATTAAATGAAGTCATTAATGATTTTGGTTTGACTACAGAAATAGCACAGCATGAAACATGGATGCTTTCTGTAGCAATACCAGAATCTGTAACTACTAGAAGTTTTGTACATTTTATACCAAAACTTATTGAAACTGTAGATGATTTAAATGCTGAAGGAATTGAACTGCCTTCTAATTTAGCTGAGAAAATAAAAGAAATAAAAAAAGATTATTCAAAATATGAAGAATGGTTAGCACACGATATGCAGAAGTATATTGATGGAGAAATGAATCCATTAACAGAAGGTGCATTGGCTGGAGATACATCAACATTTGGTTTTGACCAGTCTACTGTTTGGCATGACCCTTTAGCTGAAGATTATGGAAAAATAAAAAACGAACTACAAGAAATTTGGAATCAATCTGGTTATTCAGGAACAACAAAAAATAGATATAAACTACACACAGAGGTTATAAATCGTATTCAAAATGTTTATGGTATAGACGACACACTAGCTAATGACATTATAAATCTTATGCTAAAACATATGAATTTAGATACAGCTGATATTGGTATTACTCAAGGAAATTGGGATAGAGCTTTAGTTGAAATAGCAAATCTCTTAAATGAAAATACAACAGGAAGCAAAATTGATGTATTTAATTTAAACAAAGAACAAATTTTTGAATTAATGCAGCCAGATTTTGGTGATATGACTATTAAAGATTTTGACAGTCCTCAACCAAACACTATATCCGAATTTTTAGATACGCTAAATGATGCTGACAAAGAAATAGCATTTAATATTTTAAATAAAAATGGTGAATACAACCACCTAAAAGATAGTTACAAAAATATAGAAAATTTCTTTTCAGATGTTTCTGGTTCTGATGCCATATCTTCTGGTGGGTGGAATCAAATACAATACTCATATATAAATAATCAACAAGTAATAATAAACCGTTTAAACGAGTTAAATAATAAAGATGGCTTTAAATTTATAGAATTTCCAAAATATGAAAATGTAAATTTTTATAAATACGAAACAGGTAAAAAGCCTCATGCTCATCTTGGTAATGCTGGAGGATTTGCAGAAGATTTTGTATGGCCAGGTTTAGGAATTACAAAACCTGAAGATTTACCTATAGGTCCTGATGGTAAAATTATTAAACATATCACTCCAGAAGGTGTTGAAGAAAATGTTATGGGTGATGCTTTTAAAGACTTAATAAAATTAGAAGATATAGAAACAACACCTACAAATGTAGTAGATGATATATATGATGCAGCATTAGAAATATTTGATACACCTGATTTATACCACAACAAAATGGAACACTCTAAGTTAATTCAAGAACTTATGGATAGAGGTTTTGAATTTGATGATGTAGAAAAATTATTAAATGATATGTTTAAATTACAACTAAGAGATGCTTCTGCAGAAAGAAGAGGATTTGAAAATATATCTAAGGAAGAATTTATTAAATACTTTGATGAAATTAAAAACAGACCATCTACAAATGTAGTAGATGATGTACCTACTCTTAATTCTGATTTAGTGTGGAGGGAAGATTTAGGAGAAGAAGTCAAATATCCTGGTAGCAACTCAGACCAACCTAGATGGAAAGATGGTGTAGTTAAAAAAAATGATATATTAAAACCTAATTTAAATTATGAGGATATAAAAAGAATACTTCCAAAAATATTAGATGGCACAGTAAGTGATATAGATTTTACTAGATTTGGAATATGGTTAATGCACACAAGTCCAACACCTGCTTTTGGTACAAAACCTTTTAACTCATCTGATGCTTTAGCTGATGTAACTAAAATAGTTATTTTTAATGGTAAAAGTCCTATTGATTTAGTTAATGAAAATACATTAGAAATGATGAAAAATTATATGAGTGGTGTATCTACAGATATAACAACAGGACCTAATGCAGGTTATAAAAGTGCAATAGGATTAAGTGATGAATTAATATTGCAATTTGGTAGAGAAGAAGGACCATTTGCTAATGCACAACAAAGAATGAAACAAACAATAATTAATGAACATAATAAATTATATGCAAATTCAGAGGATTATTTTATTTTATTTAGAGGTGGTGCATTGACAAATGACCCAGTTCAATCATTCAGTAAAGATGGTATTCAAGCACATTCTGTAGGTTATCAAACTAATCAAGAAACTATAAGAAGAGGTAGAGGTATAGATGGTTATTTTGTTCATAAAAATGATTTTATAGATTTACATTCTTTAGGTTTAGATGCTAAAGGTGAAAAAGAAATTATTGCATATAAAGAAGCAGTAGATAACCCTTGGTCTAAAACAGTTATAAATCCTAAAGAGGGAAATATAAATTATTTAAGCAAAAAAAGATTAAAATTTCTAGTAGAGAATTGGTACATAACAAGTAGTGAATTACCTAAAGAAGGTTTTACAGTACCAGACACACCTACAAATGTAGTAGATGATGTAGTAGTTGAAAAATTAATTCCTTTAGAGTTAAAAATTACAGACCCTGTTGGTTTACACATGAGACCTGCAACACAGTTAATAACTGAACTAGGTAATGATTCAAAGTACTTAAAAGTTGTACAAGCAGATGGCTCTGTAAAAGAAATAGGAGCAATAGGTTTAATTGGAATGCAATTAAAAAGCGGTGATTCAATAAATTTAATGGTTCCTGAAGGTAAAGAAATTAAACCAATAAGAGGATTAGAAGTTGTACCAAAAGTCATAAAAACAGCAGAAGATTTAGCTCCACATTTAGACCCTAAATCTGTTAAAAGAGTAGAACAATTTGTACAGAATTTTCCAGAACATGCAAACAGTATTTTTCAAGCTGCAAAAAAATTGCCTGGTCAGGTAATAAAAAAAGGTCTTCAAACTTTACAAATTGCTGACCCAGGTGACATAGTTATTACAGAAGGTATGAGAAGATTATTACCTAGACTTGGTGCAACAGCTATTACATATCCTGCTTTATTTGCTTATATATTTTATGAACTAACTATAGCAACACTAGATGTTGGAATTGCATTAGCTAATGCAGTACAAACTCAAAAAGAAAAAGTAGGAATAGATAAAGGACCACAATATATTCCATCTTTTATGGGAGGTAAAACAATAGAAGGTGAAGAACCTGAAGAGTTAGTTGAGCCTGATTGGTCTCAATGGAGTTGGAAAGATTTAGGAAAAGAGACTTGGCAAGAAATGGGTAACATAGGAGATGACTGGTCTATATCATGGAAACTATCAGAACCTATGTTAAACTGGGCTTTCACAGAGATTGGCGAAAACATGGCAAGAAGTGCTGAATACACTGTGTCTGATAAAGATATGAGTTATACTAATTACTAATATGACATATTTTGAACCAGAGTTTACACAGCCAGATGATTTAATTTTAGTTGATGGCAACTATTATGGTGTATTTAATGTAGATGGAGATGACTATTCAATGCCTGTTTTGGTATTTGTAGATGACACTTCTGCTTTACTAGAAGGAGCCACACCATCTTTTGTCGGAACTAAAGCAGAATGGGAAGAAGCAAACAATAGATTGTTTGTAGATATAATGGATTATTCACAAATTAAAAATCCTGAGAATCAAACATGGGAAGATTTAGAAACTTCATTAGAAAGAAATTTAAATAGAACTGCTGCAAAATTAGGTGATTGGGTATTTGATGATGAGATAATGAATCTTTATGCTTTATCTGCTTTAACAGGACAACCAGTACAACAAGCAGATATTGAAAATACTAACTATTGGTTAACTACATCACAACAAGAAAGAAACTGGATTCAACTAATGGCTTTAGCTCCAGAAGAAGCTAACCAATTATTGTTTGATAACAAAGCATCGTTTAATCAGTTTCTGTTTTCACAAGATGTTACAGGTGCAGGAGTAGAAGGATTATCTACTGCTTTATCTACTGCAGTATCTACAGGAAAAATATCATCTGGAGATGCAGCTAATATTATTAAATTATTAAGCGATGATGTGTATAGACAAATATCAGGTGGTATTGATACTATCCCTCCTGAATACCAAGGATATTTAGATACTATAAATTCTACAAGAGCAGGAGAGTTATCTGCTGAAGGACTTATAGCAGAATATTTAGGAATAAATGCTGTCCAAGGTTTCAGAGATTCAGGACTATTAGACAGTTATGCAGGTATGTTAAGAATGGATGCTGCAAATGAAAGTAACATTATGCGTAACACAATTATAAAAGAATTGCAACAAGCACACGATTCAATGTTTCCACATTTTAAAGGTGGTAAACACAGCACTTGGTCTGCTCCTTTTTATCAATACTTTACACAGATAACAAAAATATCTCCAAGCATGGAAGATAAGTCATACATTGATAATATGGCAAGAGATTTTAGTGGAGATTTTAATGCTATGGGAACAAAGATAAGAGGAGATTACATAGATACACCAGGTGTTAAGAATGATATGATAAGCAATATGGGTAGACAGTTTGAACAAGACTTGTCTGCAGCATACTAATGAGGAGTGAATAATGCCTTGGTGGCAAATACTAGGATTCGATAGCATAGAAGAAGCACTTTCTGCAGAAGCAAAAGGTGAGATTAGTAGTGGTCAAATTCGTGAAGCAAAAGGTGGAACAAAAGAAGAGCAGATTGCTGAAGAAGCGAGAAGTACTAAGAGACCTACCGCACCAGCAGCAGGGTCAAGTAGTAAACATATTGATGATAGAAAAAAAGCACAAGACCCTTTTTATAAAGACCCAAATCTAGGTAGAGGTAATAATCAACCAGTTATCGTACCTAACCCTGGTGGAGGTGAAGAGTCAACTATGTATGTTATTGTTCAAGGTGCAGGAGGATTTTATGTTGCAAAAGCAGACCCTGCAGGAACATATACAGATGCAACAGTAGGTGCAGAAATAGATAGATTAAATGCTGCATTAAAAGCTAGTAGGGAATCTGCAAGAAACGACAATGATGATTTAAAAAATACATTCAACCCTCCTTCTGCTAGTGATATTATTACTAGAGGACCAACTCCAACACCTGCTCCTAAAGGTATGTCAACTAGAGAAGAAGTTAAATTAAGATTTCCTTATTTAGATGAAAGGCTTATAGATATTTACACAAAGGCTTGGATAGATACAGGTGATAGTGAACTTGCATTATTAACTATGAGAAGTGACCCAATGATGGAAACTGTATATGCAGGGATAACAAAAGATGATGGAACTCTTCGTATGACAGAACAAGAGTATATTGTTGTTAAAGAATTTATGGAACTTGAGTTAAGAGATTACAATTTAAATCCCCAAGTTTTTCAAGAAGATATAGTACAAGCTATATCTGGTGATGTATCTGCACAAGAGTTTGCAGATAGATTAAATGTAGGTTATGAAGGAATTGTTAATAATATAGCTCAAGTAAAAGAAGTTTATCTCAGAGAATTTAATTTAGATTTAAATGAAGAATCTATATTTGGTATGTTTATCTCACCACAGCTTTCTACTAAAGTATTAGAAAACCAAATAAGAGCAAGTCAGATATTAGCTGAAGCAGAAGTAGCAATGGGTGGTAATGCTTTAACTACAGCTGTTGCTAAAAGTTTTGCTAAACAAGGACTTACACAAGACAGAGCTAGACAAGCACTTCAATCAGCAGCAACAAGACTACCTGGGTTACAAACAGCAGCTCGGTTTCAAGGTAGAGAACAAATAGGAACATCAGAATATGTACAAGCTGTAGCTTTAGGTAATTCAGATTATCAGCAACAATTAGACAGAATTACACAACAATTAATATCTCAATCTTCACCAACTGCAGGTGCAGCACAAACAAGAACAGGCGAAGTTAAAGGCCTTATAGAGGGGTAGTTGTTTAAACCACTTGCCCTTTATAAATATCTGTTATACTAATAATTGACCCTATCACTGGTCTGGGGGTAAAACTCGACTAGGAATATTGTATTCGGTCTTGATGCCTACTAACAAGACCTGTCAAATAAAAAAAGTAGCGTAAAAATAGGCAGAGGTAACTCATACACCTCTTGTAAAAATATCGTGTGAAGTAAGGACAAGTGAATAATGACAGAAGAGCTTAAAAACTCAGAAGAAGCCAATAACAGCGAGAAGAATTGGGCCGAAATTCGTAAAAAGAATGAGGCACTAGAAGAGAAACTTGCAAAGTATGAAGCCAGAGAAAGAGTAGAAGTCTTTCAAAAAGCAGGTCTTGATACTGATAAAGGCATTGGTAAAGCAGTAGAGAAATTGTACTCAGGAGAGATGGATGTACAAAGCATTCAACAATTTGCTACCGAAGAATTTGGAGTAGAGTTTGGGCAACAAGACGGAATACAATCAGAAGTAACAGAGGTTGAACAAAGTCAAGCCAAACTAGAAAATATCCAAAAAAGTTCTGTAGTAGATGTTTATGGTGATGATATAGTCTCACAAATTAAAGAAGTTGAAGCTAAAGGTACGACCAAACAATCTATATCTGCTAAATTATTTGCGATAGAAGAAGCTAAAAAGAACAGTAAATAGTAGCTTTTCAGTCTTCTTCAAAAAAGTAATAGTAAACAATTTATATAGGAGAAGATAAAAATGGCAGAAATATCGTTAACTAATAGTACGATTTATGCACAAAATATCAATAACTTTACTGGTGAATTGTTTAAAGTTGGTGGTCAAAGAACACCTTTACTTTCCTCAGTTGGTGGTTTGAATGGTGGTAAAGTATTAAATTCTACATTTTGGCAAGTCCAAGTAGAAGATAATGCAATCATTTCTTCAGAACCTACTAAAGGACAAGAAGGTGCTGCACCTACAGAATATCTTGGAAGAGACAGAGCTGCGTATACACATGTAACTCAAATTTTCCATAAAGGTGTACAAATGACCTATACAGCTTTAGCATCCACAGGTAACCAAAATCCTTTTGCGTTGTCAGCTAACATTGCTAATCAATCAGATGGTGATGGTACAACAACAGCCGCAAACGAATTAGGGTTATTCGGTGGAAATCCAGTAACAGATGAATTTGCATTACAGCTTGAAAAAGCTATGGAAAAAGTAGCAAGAGAAGTAGAATGGTTCGCATTCAATGGTTCTTTCTCAGATGGTGCTAACACAACACCTGGGTCAGGAACTAGAGAAATGTACGGAATTGATGTATGGATTACATTAAACAAGAACGCTAGTAACTCTGCAGCAGTAAACCCATTAGGTGGTAACTGCTACTACAATGACGCTTCAGGTGACGGAACTGGTTCAGCTCAAGTCATCTCTTTCGCAACTATATCAGGTGCGTTAAAGAGAATGTATGACAACCATGCTCCAATGAAACAACCTGTACTATGCGTTAGTCCACAACAACTACTAGACCTTAACAATGAACTTGTTAAAGGTACAGTAGATATAGCAGGAGCAATCATTCCTAGAGATAGAAATGTTGCTGGTGTTGACATTGATACAATCGTAACCCCATTCGGTTCAATCGGATTGATGGTTATTGACCCTGACATCATGCCAACAGGTACTGCTTTCATCTTAGACCTAGCTTACATACAACCAGTATTTACAAATATCCCAGGAATGGGAACTGTGTTTGTTCGTGACCTAGACCAAGATGCTAATGCAAGAATTGGTAAAGCAGTTTATATGGAGATGGGATTCGAATTTGGTCCTCCTTCATATCATTGCAAAATCCAAGCAGTAGCGTAAAGTTATAATTAAGAACTTTGGGAGTAGCTCCACCTGCTCCCATTGTTCTGCTATAGTAAGGAAGATATGATAAGTAAATTAGCTTTAATAGATGTTTCAGAAGATAACAATGATAGCCTAGCTGTAAAAACAGACGGTATGTTACTTGCTGGTGTTGAGTTTCCTGCAGCAATGACAGGTTCTGCAATCACATTTGATTTTTCTATGAATGGTAGTACAGGATGGGTTGATGTTTTTGAAACAGACGGCACAGAAGTTAGCTACACAGTTTCAGCAGGAAACATGGTAAGAGTTGACCCTTCAGGTTGGGCTTTTGCAAGTAATGGTTATATTAGAGTATCATCTAACGGAACAGAAGCAGCAGATAGAAACATAGTATTACACTTTAGACACAGTTAGGAGTAACAATGAGTATGCTCTTAATGCTTAAAGAAGGTAGAGTTTTAGATATAGACTCTAAAGGTAGTACACCTATTCAGGAATCCTATCCTATGGAAGCTGCTGTACC